CACGTCCACGGCGCGACGCTCACCCGTGAGGGTGACCACCGAACCGTCGTCTGTGTAGTCCTGCTGGTAGGTCTCCGTATCCGACGAGTCGCCGGAGATCTCGAAGACGAGAGCGGTGGGGAGTGTTGCGCGCAGCCAGACCCAGATCTCCGGTCCGGCGTATGCATCGTTGAGGGCGTCGCGGGCTCGCTCCTGTGCCGCCTCGAGGCTTCCCACGACAGCCTTGGTCTGGACGTGCGTCGCCGACTTCGCGGGCGCGGCGCAGTCGGCGCCCATCGCCGCGGCGTGGTCGTGGATCGACTGGACGTGCTCCAGGTCCTTCGCGCTGTTCCGCGCGCCGAGCTTCAATCCCTTCGACGCCAGGATCAGCGCCTCGCGATTGGAGGGCACGGGGGTGAAGGCGCCGTTGAGCAGCTCGCGAACCCTCGCACCCTTCGGCGCGCCCTTCTCGGTACTGGGGGCCGACATGAACGCGACCGACACTGTGCGAAGGTGGCCCTCGTTGACGAGGGTGCGGACCTCTTGCGCACGGGGGATTGAGGAGTAGGAGCCGGTCACCACGATGTCGCCAGCAGAGTTGAACGTCGGTACGCCTGATCCGACAGTCGTGGCCACGCTCATGCCGTGGTCGGTGTCGAACGTGATGTGCTCAGGCAGGGGCGTCTTCCAGTCCTTCTGGAGCAGGGTCTCCTCGTCGCGGTCAAGAGTCTGGGCAGAGAGGACCACCTCGAACGTGCCGGGGAAGTCCGCATCCGCGCCCGTGGGCGTGATCGTTGCGTCCTTGCGGGTGATGTTCATGGTCAGCCTTCCGTCGAGAAGTCCATCGAGCAGTTGCAGTTAGCGACTTCATCGCCGCCGCCGGAGTAATCGCCTGGGCCTGACATGCCGTTGCTGAAAGGCTCGCCGAGAGGTACCGTCTCGCCGTCCATCGCGGCATGGGACGACCGGGGGTTCATTCCCGCGACCCACGTCTTTGTGCGGGCCTTCGACTGACGCGCAGCCACGAGGGACGCGAGTCCAGCAATGACCGCCACGCGGCTCGCCGAGATCTGTCCGGAACGCGCGGCGATCTCACCGTCGAACACCCCGTCGACCGTGTCGTCAGACGACTCACCATCGGCGGCGTTCTCGAACGCGGCGGCAATCTCGTCCGCCGTGGTCTGGTTGATCGACTTCGCGGTGCTCGCCGAGTTGCTTGTCAGGTACTCGGCGATGTCACCGCCGTCGTAGGTGCCGCCGAGGTCAGCAGCCACCTTGGCCCCGATCGCCTTCGCCGTCGCCTCAGACAACGAGTGCAGGATCGTCGACAGGTCCCCATCCCACGCGGCCGGGTCGAACACGCCCGCCGTCTTCGTGCCCGCCGCAGCCTTGACCGATGCGCGCTGACGGGTGAAGAACTTGTCGAGCTCGACCTGGTGGCCAGCAACGAGCGCGGCGCGGATGGCCGGGGTGGTCGCCTTCCGGCTCACCCTGCCCCACAGTGCGCGCGCGACAGCCTTCCCCGCCGCAGCATCGGCAGCCGCAGCGGCAGCGCCACCCGCGGCCACGGCAGCCTCGGCGGCCATTGCAGGGTCGGGCGTAGCCGCCTCTGTGATCGAGATTCGCTGCGCCGGCGTACCCAGAGGCACGAGAGCGGCGTTCGCAAAGTAGCGGTCCATGTTCGGATCCTCGGAACGAGGAAGGCCGAACATCGCAATGCCCTGGTTGCCGGTCAGCAGCCCGGCGTTGCGCATCGACACGGCAGCCGTGGCCTTCGCCTCGAAGTCACCGCGGAGCACCTCGTCCATGTTGAACCGGGTGTCCACGTCGTGGTCGGGGTAGAAGTCCGGCACAAGCTGGTGGTCGACGACCGACTCGAAGCCGACGAACCGCGGCGCCATCGTGTCCCGATACTGGGACCGCAACTGCTCCGTGATGTTCGAGAAAGTGGCGTGATCCAAAATGTGCACCACGGGCGGCGGCACGTCATAAGCGCCGCAGACCTCTTCGCGGTTCAGCTTCCGGCCCTCGATGTACTGCATCTCCTCAGCCGAAAGCTGGAAGACCTGCATGGTCATGCCCTCGTCGAGAACGACCGAGCCGCCCATGTTGTCAGCGCCGGAGTGGCGCGCGTCGATGTTCGCCTTGAGCCGATCCTTCGCCGGCTGCGACAGGGTGCCTGGGTGCGTCGTGACGGTGGAGGGACGAAGCCCGTTCTTCCAGAACGCCTGGGTTGCGCGGCGCGCTGCGTCCTCATTCAGCAGGGTCATCCGCAGGCCCTCGAGGTTGCTCAGGCCGCGCGTCAGGTTGTCCGGGTTGTACGCCGTGAACGCGACGACATCCTCTTCAGGGATCGGCGGGAGCATCGACACGTTGCGGGCGCCCGTGGAGTAGATGTACTCGAGCCCGCCCTCGAGGTTGCGACGCGCGATGAGGTTCGCCGGGTGCATCGGGTGGAGCTCGCGGACGCGCTTCTTCTCGTCGCGCATCTTCAGCCAGAACGCCTCGCCGTAGATGTCACGCGTCGAGGAAGTCCACTCCCACAGCTTGAACCCGGACATGCGCGGGTTCGGCCGGGCCAGCAACTCAGCCAGCGGGCCATTCTCGGGCTTCGATCCCGTGTCGCCGAGGCGGATCCGGGTGTCGAACGGCATCCGGGCCGTGCCCATCGCCAGCTTGCGGATGACGATCCCGACCCATACCTGCGACTTGTACAGCGCGCTGTACGCGGCATAGGTGCCCAGCAGCTCGAGCGAGGACGTGGCGTAGTACGACGCGTCGGCAAAGATCGGCGTCCGGTCCGCCAGCGTGTCAACCTGGGGGGGAATGATCGTCCCGTTCGAAAGGAACACGCCTACCCCCTCAGCGCTTGCATGTACTTGACGCGGGCACGCGGTAGCCACAGGTACTCGTCAATCTTGAGACGGTCGCCCTTGGGTGAGACCGACGAGGCATCGGCAAGGATGAGGTGGGCCTCGTCCCAGTCGAACAGCACGCCCTCGAAGGTCTCCTCGGAGTCAGTGGTGACCAGGAACCGGCCCCGCGTTGCCCGTCGAATCAGTCGGTCACGACGCACAGGGGGCTCCTTCGATCAGACGACCGCGAGGTCTTCGGTTTCGTACTTGGAGACTCGCTTGGGTTCCATCGCCAGGACCAGGCTCATGGCGTCGATCGCCGCCGCAATGGCGTCGATCTTGTCGGGCGCCGCGCCCTTGTCCGGCTTCACGTTCTCGGCCGCGTCGAATTTGACGGTGAAGTTGTCGGCTTGCCAGCGCACCGCCGGGTTGCCGCCGTGCCGGAACATCGGCCGCTCGGCCGTGCCCTCGAGCAGGATGCGCTGTAGTTCCTTCGTCGGCGCCGACAGTGTCACCAGACCTTGACGAGTCAGCACCATCGGCGCGTTGTCAGACATCAAGTCGTTGACCAAACTCATTGCATTCCACGGGTCGTACGCGATCCCGCGCACATCGAACGTTTCGCGGTCACGGTTGATCTGCGCCCGGATGTAGCCGTAGTCGGACACGTTGCCCGGGGTGAGCGTCAGGAAGCCCGCACGCACCCACACGGTCGCCATGCCCGCGGTCCGCTTGTCCAGCGCCTCGAGGTTCGCCTCGGGCGTCCACAGGCGCCAGATCGCATCGAAGCCCACCGCCGCCGGGAACAGCCAGCACAAGGCGTTCAGGTCCGAGGTGGACGCCAGATCCAGGCCGCCGTACGCCTGCCGACCCTTGAGCTTCGCCTCGTCGACGATGCTGCCGTTACGGTCCCAGACTCCGAGGTCCAGGTACTTGGTTTCCTGCTTCGTCCTCAAGCCCAAATGCAAACGAAGGTACTTCGCGAGATCGGCCGGTGACTGCTGGGCTTCGGCAGCCGCAGACTTGAGGTACGAGCGCGTCGGGCTGATCCCGTAGCCTGGGTTCGCTGACTTCTGCGTCTCTTCCGAGAACGGGTCCGCCTTCGGGTCCGCAGCCCACACCACGCCGTAGGTCGACGGGTCCTTGATCGCACCGCGTGCCAGCTGCTCGACGTACTCACGCTTGCGGGCGTAGATCGTGTTCTTCTTGCCCGAGTCGGCCGTCGTGATGACCGCGGTGAGTGGCTGGCGACGCGAGCCAGTGCCCGTCTCGATCGTCTCCACCAGGTCCGGCGTCTTGTGGACGTGCAACTCGTCAACACAAGAACAGTGAATGTTCGCCCCGTGCTGAGCATCCGCGACGGACGACACGACCTCGATGTACGAACCCGACTTCGGGTGCAGCACCTTCTTGCCGACCACCCGTACGTGCTTCTTGAGCGCCGGCGACTTGTTCGCCAGGGTCTTGATCGGGTTGAACACGAAGCCCGCTTGCCGCTCCGACGTCGCCGCACACACGACCTGGGCGCCCGGCTCACCATCAGCGGCCAGCATGTAGATCGCGATCCCGCCGAGCAGCGTCGACTTGCCATTCTTGCGAGGCACGTCGACGTAGAGCTTGCGGATGATCCGCACGTACTGGCCGGCGTCCTTGTCGAACACGACCCAGCCGAACACCGGCGCCAGGATGTAGGCGACCTGCCACGGGTCCGGCTTCAGCGGCTGGCCGGCCCACTGGCCCGAGACGTGCTTGAGTGCACCGAATGCGGCGAGGACCTTGTCGACCCGCTCGGGGTCGAACAGCGCGCCCTTGACGCGTCGCGGCTCAGGTGTCTTGATTCGAGGCGGGCAATCCGGCTTGGGTATCCCTCTGCTCTCGAGGTACCAGGCGACCTCATCGCTGAGATTCAGGTCAGAGGAGGTGGGCTTCGACGTCCTTCTCGTAGCGCTCAAGGATGCACCTTGCCCATTCGACTAAGTCGGCGGGTCGTTGCCCCTTCGGTTGCGCGACCACCCATAGTTCGAGGTTTTCGAGGCGGTTGTCGCCTTTGACTCCGTTGAGGTGATGGACGTTCTCCCCGAGCCGAAGCAGGCGACCTAGATGCGATTCCATGACTAGCCGATGCTCTGGCACGTAGCCCGTCGACTTCCACGCCGCTGGGTGTTCGGGGGCCCGGACCATTACGTAGCCCGCCGTGCCGGTCACTCGTCCGTCATGCCAACTGCCCCCGAGCGGGTCGCCGTACGTACGGTTCCGCCCGTAGTGCACCGAGCAGAAGATGCTAACCATCGAGGTCGAGTGCTTCGTGCAGCCCTCCACGGAGCACGTAGGCCGGCCAGTCCTCAGGCTCGCGTAGTGGCGTCGACACATTGACTTCACAATCACCGCGCGGGTGCATTCCTCCACGCAGCAAATTCGGGGTGCTGTAGCATCGGGCATATCGACTCCTCAACAGTCGGTCACGCCCCCGGATACCTAGCCGTATCGCGGGGGTCTTGCGCGCTCTCAGTCTACTCGAACGGGTCGTCCTCATCCGCACCTGGAGCATGTGTCGAGAGCTTCGACTCCGCAGAGGGCGTAAATCCGAACTCTCCAGCCCACGCGCGCAGTTCCTTCGATGCGGCCTCGATGATCGCAACCCACGGAGCGCGGACGATGCCCTGGCTGTTCTTGCCGAGCAGCCCATAGCCGTCGATCGTCACCGCGTCGATGACCTCGCCGCTGTCATCCCGGATCGGCTGGACGCTCAGGATGCGGTTCTCGGCCACGAGCTTCTGTGCATCGACCAGGCGCTGCCACGTCAGGCAGTACGCCGTCAGGGATGCGCGGTCCACGGGCTTCAGCAGTTCGAGCCGCGACAGTTCGGGAACGATGCGCGCCCACTCGGCGGCGGCCTCATCGGGCAGCCAGTCGGGAGCCTCGGGCGGGAGCCGCTTGAACGCCGGGACCGGGGCAACCTTGCGGCCACCAGAGTCGGTGCCATTGCCGCGGCCCTTGATCAGGCGCAGGTTCGCGGGTGCAGCAGCGCGGGGCATCATGCGCTCCGGGGGGTCGATGCGATCGCGCCGCACGACGGGCACGTCCACATGACGACGCCGGCAGAGTGCGCGTCACGGACGGGAGGCTTCGGATCAGAGCACGAGGACGAGTGGTGCAGCAGCGTGGGGATCACGAGGGGCACCTCCTCAGGCGGCGAGTCGATCGCTCTTTGAGATGTTGCAGCGCAGGTGTGAGCACTGGACGTTCGTCAGTGCATGGGCCCCGCCACGCGACACCGGCACGATGTGGTCAAGGCTCTTGCTCATCGGATCCGGGTACGAGAGAGAGCGGTCGACGGGATCGCCACAGATACCGCACAGCCATCCATCCCGGTCATAGACATCAGCGGGGATGATGCGCTCGCCCACGGTGGCGCCCTTGATGAGCGCCCGCCGACGCTGATAGCAAGCCTGAGCACCGGCGCTCCACTTGAACTGGATCCACTCCTTACCGAGCTCCCGAGCAAGCGTCCTCGACCGTCGGCGGAGGCACTTCGCCGAGCAGAATTGGCCGGCCAGTGTCTTCGGCGTGAAGCCTGTTCCACAGTCTGCGCACGGGCGGGGCGAGATGCCGTCAGAACGGCACGTCGGGCAGAGGCTGCCTTGCGCGATGCTGCGTCCACACGTCATGCATGGGCGAGGATTGGCGGCCGACGGTTTGGGTCCGATCCCGGCCGCTCGACGACGACGGCGCGAGTGCTCGGCGGAGGCTGCGAGGCACTCCGCGCACGCCTGCTCGCCTCGTTTGCGATGCATCACATAGCCCGAGTGCGTGCCGCACTGCGCTTTGCGACCTGGCTTGCGCGCCACGGTGATGTAGTCGCGTCGCTGCTTGGCGCGTTCCTTGCACTTGCGCCCGCAGTACACGGCGCGGAGGTTCGGAGACGTGATCGGATTCCCGCAGTACAGGCAGGGCTGATGCATGTTTCTCTCCCAAGGGATGCGAGAGGCCCGACGCTTGGGACGTCGGGCCTCTCTACCCCTGAGGATCAGTCAGGGGATGTCTTCAGTTGTCAAGGGGGGTATGGATCAAGGGGTATCACGGTAGTGATTGGCTGAACGCGCTGCTCCCCCTCGGGCTGCGTGGGCGTGGCTGGCAGAGATTCTGGGCGCCCTACCCCCGCCTCGAAGAACACCGGGGTACCCGGTCGCGTCCGAACGATCCGTCGTCCCGTGCTGTCTTGCGACTGTGGCACGCGTGGCTAAGCGCAACGCAGTGTTGCTCGTCGAGTGCGTGAGCACAGGTGCGTGAGTGCCCGCCTAGGTGATCCACGTCAGTGGCAGGTGGGCGTCGCCACTGTGGCAAGGCAACGCAGTCATCGCACTCACACAGTGGGTGACGTGCCAGGTAGTCACGCGAGAACGCTGCCCACTCGGGCGTCCATCCTCGGGCGTATCCGTTGGGTCGTTGTGCGTTGCTCTCGCGTCTGTGTTCATCGCATCGCCCACTAGGCACGAGGTTGCCGCAACCTGGGGCGAGGCACAACGCAAGCGGCGCGGTGGGCATCTTGGGTTAGGCGAACTCGCCTGTGTCGTGGTTGTACGTGGGCCGCTTCTGCTCGGGCTGAGGCGTGACCTTGGGGGCAGCCTTGGCCTTGGCGCGCGCCGGCTTCCTGGGTACCTTGACGGGTTCGACGACTGACTCGCTCATGACTACTCCTGACATGTCCGTTGGGTTGGGTCGAATGTCATCCGATCGGTGCGCGGCAACTCGAATGGGGTACGGCCACAGCAGGCCATCGTGCCTCGCTCGTTCTGTGCAAGATGAACTACCTCGTGGGTATGGGCAGTGATGTGTGCCTTAATCGGCTCCGCGTCCGCCGTGACTGTGAGCTCGACATGATCGCCGACCCTCTTGCCCATGTCAGCGTGAAGGGGAACCTCGATCGCGTGCCAGCAGAGCGGGCACTCGACCAGGGTCGTTCCTAGTCCCATGAGTTACCTCCCGGTGGCGTTGATCTTGGCCGCGAACTTGCGCGCTTCGGATTCCTTCTTGAGCGGGATCTCAACTGAGAACGCGTACCCATCACCTTCGACGGTGAGGTACAGGC